GAAAAGACGGCTGAGGTAATCAGTCAGTACTGCACGAAGGGGCAGAAGATCGCAGTGGAGGGGCGCATCCAGACGCGCAGCCACGATGCCAACGACGGCATGAAACGCTATGTGACGGAGGTCGTCGTCAATAGCATGGAGTTCTGCGACAGCAAAGGCGGCGGCACAAGTTCCGCCGCACCTCCGGAGCAGCAGGGCATGTTTGATGGGAGCAGAGCGGTAGCCGACTCTGATATACCGTTTTAAGGAGATATGTTATGAGATTCCCAGTTATCATCGTTCGAAATACAACTACTGGCGAGGAGCATATCGTCGGTACGGATGAGCATGACATGCTTAATATTGAGAACGGAAAAATAAGTTATTACAACCTTCAAGATGGTGGAGGAATAGGTGATGGGTATGAATTCAAGATATTTGTCGAAAAGCCAGAGCCACATTCTGAATATGAGAACCTCGTTCGCATGGTTTCGTTTTCCAAACTACAACACATGTATGTCAATTGGAAGACAACGGACGCAAGGAGACATGTGGCGGAAGCCCTGAAAAAGCTTAATGAATCTGTTTTGTCGGCACTTGATGAGTTGTGGGAGCGTTCAGATATAAGGAAGATTATGGGGGATAAGTTTTGAGTACCTATACCGCCGTCATCCTCGGAGAGCCAGTCGCGCAGGGGCGTCCGCGATTCTCACGGCAGGGCGGATTCGTCAAGGCGTATGATCCAGCCAAGAGCCGGGACTACAAGAGCTACGTGCGGATGATCGCCGCGCAGCACGCCCCTGTGACCCCCGTAGAGGGCGCGATTGAGTTCTCCCTACGTATCTATCGCGCCATCCCTAAAGGGATGCCAAAATACAAGCGTGAGGCGGCAAAGGAAGGTCGGCTGCGGCCAGTAACGAAGCCCGATGTCTCAAACGTCCTGAAAGGAGTGGAGGATGCACTCAAGGGCGTGTGGTACAAGGACGACAGTCAGATCGTCGGCTACGGGGTGCTCGGCAAATGGTACGATGAGCGGCCGAGGATCGAGATCATGATGCGGGAACTGGAGTAATCCTAAGGAGTAGAAATAAGGAGCGCGGAGCGATTCGCGCTCTCTATCTCGTTATTAAGCGGAGGGCAGCAGGTGCGGAATTACAACGATTATGAGCAACTGGTTTACAAATATCTGAAAAACTATAACAGCTTCAAGCACCAGATCGAGAGCGTCAACATCGAGATCGATGGCATCCGCGAACAGATCGAAATTCTCGGTGGGTTGAAAGCAACGGTGTATGACAAGGTCATCGTCTCAGGTGGCGAGCAGCACTCATCCGTCGAGCAGGCAATCGAGCGCAAGGAAAAGCTCGAGGGGCGACTGTTGATCCTGACGGCAAATCGCCAGCGGCTCACGACCCTCATTCAGCGTATTGATGCAGCACTCGCTACGCTCGAGGAGAGTGAGCGCAAGATCGTAGAGCTAAAGCACATTGTCGGGGAGAACTGGATCCATATTGCCATGCAGGTGCCTTACAGCGAGCGTAGCTGTCAGAGGCGATGCAGAGAGGCGGTAGAGCGGGTCGCAGCTATCATGTTCCCGGATAAAGCGATTGACAGAAAAGCGGATTTTGTATTTGTTGACAGTAAAATAGCTTGAATTTGCATAGAAGTTGGCGAACTCGTGTCGCATTCTTGTCGTGCTCGTGTCGCTTTTTTGGCGGGAACGTGGCGGAAAGTTGGCGAACTTATGGCGAGTTTTTCCGTTTTCGCTGTGTTATGATGGTAGCGTCAAAATTTCAGAGAGTAGAGTCCTCACCGGTCCGGCGGAGGGCTTTTCTTTTGCCCAAAAGAGAGGAGGAGTGGATTTGATCGACTACAAGTCACCGGCAGAGCCACGCGGCACAACGGGGGACGGAGTGCCTGTGTTCTGTGCGTATGATGAGATCGTCGCACTCGGAGATATTCGACCGAACCCCGGAAACCCGAACGACCATAATAAAAAGCAGGTGCGATTGCTCGGAGACATCATCCAAGCAACTGGATGGCGCGCACCAATCACTGTCAGCAAGCGCAGCGGCCTTATCACAAAGGGACACGGACGCAGGATGGCCGCAGCAGCAATGGGGTGGAAGTCCGCACCCGTGGAGTACCAAGACTACGCCAGCGAGGAGGAGGAGCACGCCGACCTGATCGCGGACAACCGCATCGCAGAGCTCGCCGACCTCGATATGGGTAAGCTGATGGACATGGTGCAGGAGATGGATACGGGCATCGTACCTGTGGAGCTGACCGGATTCACAGAGGAAGACCTGCAGAAGATCATCGCCTCAATGGAGGGCGCGGATGATTCCGTTGATGACAAGGTAGATGCAGAGCAGGGGGTAGATGATGACTACAAGCCGTTCTCCCAGCTCGGCGACCTCTGGCACCTCGGGAATCATCGCCTCATCTGCGGCAGCGCTACAGACGCAGCGACGATTGAGCGGCTGATGGACGGGCGCAAGGCGCAGCTCGTACACACAGACCCGCCGTATGGTGTCAGCTACAAGACACAGAGCGGCAAGTTCGATATGATCGCGAACGACGACAAGACGCACGATGATCTGATGGCAGGGCTTCTCGTCCCGGCGTTCCGCAACTATGTGCGCAGCACAGCGGACGATGCCGCCTTCTACATCTGGCACGCCTCGAGCACGCGCCGTGACTTCGAAGATGCCATGATTGCGGCGGGCATCACGGAGAAGCAGTACATCATCTGGGTCAAGAACGCGCCCGTCCTCGGGCACGCTGACTATCAGTGGGCACATGAGCCGTGCTTCTACGCCGAGAAAGCGGGGCAACAGGCGAAATGGTGCGGTGACCGCTCGCAGCGTACGACATGGAATGTCGTCCTGCGCGGTGCAGACGGCATGGCGACAACGCTCACGGGCGGTGTGGTATTGACCGATGGCACAGGCAACAAGCTCTACCTCACGGACAAGATACCGAAGGGCAAGAAGGTGCGATACGTCCGGCTGAGTGAGGGGCGCAGCATCTGCCTGTACCAGGAGAGCCGCGAGAACACTGTCTGGGAGGTCGCTCGCGAGAGCAAGACCGTTCATCCGACGCAGAAGCCCGTAGAGCTTCCGATTCGTGCGATTACTAACAGCACGGAGGCGGGCGACCTCGTGATTGACTTCTTCGGCGGCAGCGGCTCGACGCTGATCGCAGCGGAGATGACCGGGCGCATCTGCTACAGCACGGAGCTTGATCCGCGCTACGTTGACGCCATCATCCGTCGGTACATCGAGACCAGCGGCAAGCAAACCGTCACCGTAGAGCGCGACGGTATGACGATGACGATCGATGAGGTCATGGGGGCCGCCGCAGGAGGTGACGTGGATGCATGAGCCGGAAAATATCGACCGAACAGGAACTGTGGGAACGCCAAGCGGGTGAATCCTCGGTCGCCTATGAGGCCTTTCTTCTCTACCGCAATATGAGCCACGAGACAGATGGCGCGAAGAAAAAGCGTCGTCTCGCGAGCGTTGCGGAAAAGTTGGGAAAATCGCTGAAATTAATCGAGCGATGGAGCCGCACACGGGACTGGGTAGAGCGAGCACGGGCGTACGATAACGAGCTGCAGCGCATCAGCATGGAGGAGACGCGCGAAGCCGTCCGCAAAATGCTCAAAGACCACATGACGATGGCACAAGCGCTACAGAAAAAGGCAATGACCGCTCTCCTGCGGCTGGACGATGAGAGCCTGTCCACGAAAAACATACTGGACTACCTCGTGCAGGGCATCGAGCTCGAGCGGCAGGCGCGCCTCGAAGCAGCAGATGTCGGCAGGCCCGGAATGACCAAAGGAAGTCCTATCGCCGAGCTGGAAGAGCCGGAGCAATCTACAATGGTGCAGCTTGTGCAGTCTCTAAAAAAGGCTCGTGAGAGGAGGACGCGCCCTAATGGAGTTTAAGGACTGGGGTACAAAGGCACTGGACTTCATCGAGAAGCCCATTGAGGAGGACGCCTTCATCAACATCCTCGAGGGGAGCGTCCGCAGCGGCAAGACCGTCGCCATGATTCCCAAATGGCTCAACTACATCATGACGGGGCCGCCGGGGCTGCTCCTCATGACTGGTGTTTCGAAGGACACGATCTACGACAACGTCCTCAACGATCTGTTCGACACCATCGGCGAGGAGAACTACCACTACAACCGCCAGAGCGGATCGCTGGACGTGTTCTGGCGGGACGAAGAGGGCGAGCATGTACGGCGCATTAAGGTCGTCGGCGCGAAGGACGAAGGCTCAGAGAAATTCATCCGTGGCAAGACCCTCGCGGGTGCGTACTGCGATGAGCTGACACTCATGCCCGAACGGTTCTTCAAGCAACTTCTCAACCGCCTCAGTGTGCCGGGCGCTAGGCTATACAGCACAACAAATCCAGATTCACCGATGCACTACCTCTACAAGGAGTACGTCACGAACGAGCAAAAGCTCCGTGATGGGCTTGTGAGAGTGGTGCATTTTGAGTTGGACGATAACCCTAATCTTGACGAGGAGTTCAAGAACAACCTGAGAACATCGTACTCCGGTATGTGGTTTCAGCGCATGGTGCTTGGTTTGTGGGTGCTCGCCGAGGGCGTCATATACGACATGTTCAGCGACGATCTGCTCTTTGACGATGCAGAATTCACGGACACACTCAAAAGCAGCTGCCGCCGCTTCATCGCGTGTGACTACGGCACGAAGAATCCGATGGTCTTTCTTGACATCTACGATGACGGAGAGACAATCTGGATCCCGAATCTCTACTACTGGGACAGCCGAAAGAAGCAACGGCAGAAGACCGACGCGCAGTACGCGGACGCACTCGAGAAGATGGTTGGCGAGGAGTACCCAGACTTTATCGTCATTGACCCGTCGGCGGCAAGCTTCAAACTCGAATGCCAAGGGCGGGGTTTCCGCGTGAAGGACGCGGACAACAGCGTCAACGACGGTATCCGCGAGGTTGCGAAGCTCCTGACGAAGAAGAAAATCCGCATCCACCGTAAGAACTGCCAGCCGATGATTGACGAGTTCCAAAGCTACGTCTGGGATGAACGGGCGGCGCGTAATGGAGAAGAAAAGCCCGTCAAACAGGCAGATCACGCGATGGACGCGCTACGCTATTATGTTCACACCATGCTGCCGAAATGGAGGAGGAGAGAATGAGCAAAAAGAAAAAGATCGCCGCACGGCAGCAGAGAACGAACGATTCGTTTCAGAATCCGATGACGCGATCCGGTGTGTTCATGCCGAATCCGCTGGAGACGACAGAGTATCAGTTGACACGGTTCACGCGGGACTGGCAGACGATCAACGCGCTCTATCGGTCGCACTGGATCGTGCGCCGCATCATTGATGTTATCCCGGAGGACATGCTCAAGAACGGATACCATATCCTGACGCAGCTATCTCCCGACCAGATCAAGAAGATTGTGCGCTGCGATCGCACAACACGCACGAGTCGGCGCATCCTCGAAGGTCTGAAATGGGGGCGTCTCTACGGTGGCGCAGGGGCCCTTATCATGATTGAGGGGCACGAAAACCAGCTCGATCAACCCCTCGACTACGATATGATCATGCCGGGCTCGTACAAGGGCCTGCTCGTTCTCGATCGATGGTCGGGGGTGACGCCGGAGGATAAACTCGTCAGCGACATTTCGGATCCTGAATTTGGCATGCCGGAATATTACACAGTGTCCAGTGACGCGCTGACGGTCGGTATTCGTGTGCACCACAGCCGAATCCTTCGGTTCATGGGGCGGCCGCTCCCGTACCTCGAACAGCCTGCAG